ACCAGGGCGCGGCCTCGATGACCGTCTGGGGCTGGGGCGGCGCGACCATCAACGGGGCCGCCTCGCTGGCGCAAGCCAATGGCCTCGGCGCGCTGTACGTGGCGTCCCTGGAAGGGACGTGGACACGCTTCCTCCAAGGCTGACACGTCGGCCTTGATCTCTCGCTGCGCGGCTCGGGCCAGCCGCGCAGCGGCTGGACCTTGTTTCAGTCCTGTGGATAACCTCGGCCCATGACCGAGGTGCTGACCTACACCCCGCCGCCCAGCGTCGCCGGGTTCTTCCTCGACGACCGGTTCATCGACCTGATCGTCGGGCCGATCGGGTCGACCAAGACCACCGCGGCGATCATGAAGATCGCCTACCACGCCAGCCAGATGGCCAGATGCCGCGATGGTGTGAGGAGAAGCAAAGCAGTATGGGTCCGCAATACTCGGGAACAACTAAAGGATACGAGTATTCCCGATTTCTTGCGTTGGTTTCCAGATGGGCTCGCCGGGAATTTCATTCGGACAGACCTGAAATTCATGCTGCGCTTCGGCAACGTGGAGTGCGAGGTGCTGTTCCGGGGACTGGATGACCAGAACGACGTTCGCCGCCTGCTCTCCCTGCAGACGTCGTTTGGCATCCTCGATGAATTCCGGGAGATCAATCAGGCGGTCTATGACGCCCTGCAGGGCCGGGTCGGCCGCTATCCAAGCAAGCTCGACAATGGCGTCGGGTGCGTTACCGACGACGGCCGCGAGAACAAACACATCTGGGGCTGCTCGAACCCGCCGGACATGGACAGCCATTGGGAGAAGCTGCTCTCTGATCCACCGTCCAATGTCAGCGCGCACTTCCAGCCCTCCGGCCTCAGCGCCGAGGCCGACTGGCTCGAGTACCTGCCGCAGGACTACTACCAGAACCTCGCGGAGGGGAAGTCGCAGGACTGGATCGACGTCTACATCCACGCCAAGTTCGGCCGCACCCTGGCAGGTCTGCCCGTCTACCGCACCTTCAAGCCCGACTTCCACATCGCCAAGGCCCCGCTCAATCCGATCAGGATCATCGACCGGCCGCTGATCCTGGGGATGGACTTCGGCCTTAACCCCAGCGTCACCATCAACCAGATCGACCTGCGCGGGCGGTTCCTGACCTACGACGCCCTGACCTCCGACAACATGGGCATCGAGCGGTTCATCGAGCAGCAGCTGAAACCCAAGCTGGCCAGCAAGTACCCGGGGTTCTCGATCATCATCGTCGGCGACCCGGCGGGCCAGCAGCGCGCCCAGACCAACGAGCGCACCTGCTTCGACATGCTGCGGCAGGCCCGCCTGAACGCGGTGCCCGCGCGCACCAACAACATCGCCGCGCGCATCGCCGCGGTGGAGAAGTACCTCAACCGGCAGATCGACGGCGGCCCGGCGCGGCTCCTCTGTCCTGAGGGGGCCAAGCCGCTGATCGCCGCCTACCGTGGGGGCTACCGCTACAAGCTCAAGAAGTCGGGCGACGCCGAGGACCTGCCGGACAAGGGCAGCCCCTACTCCCACATCGCCGACGCCGACCAGTACGCGGCCCTGCACGCCGACGCCGAGCAGGGGGGAAACCCCTGGTCGGCTCGACAGCAGGCGCGTCCTGTGCAGAGGGTGAACGCGCTCGGTTGGACATGACACAGCAGGACGTGTCGACACGTCCTGCGCTATAGGAAACCCCCATGGCCGTCACCCCCGCCCCCTATGGCCAGCCCGCCACCGTCGGTCCGCAGCAGGTCGGCCTGCCGGGGATGCCGCCGCCCGCCGCCGCCCCCACTTCGACCGCTGTGGTCATCCAGCACCCGGCCATGCGGGCCATGAGCCTGGGCGCGCTGCAGCAGCGCGACGCCGATGCGCGGAGCGAGGCTGAGGACCGGCAGGCCCAACCGCTGATCACCGGGCTGGCCGGGCACATCCACCACAAGTTCGTGCTGGCCCGCGACGCGCGGCGCTACGCCGACGTCGAGCAGCGGATGATCGACAACATGCGGGCGCGGCGGTCGATCTACACCCCGCAGAAGCTGGCGGCGATCCGCATCGAGGGCGGCAGCGAGGTCTACGCCGGGCTCACCGGCCAGAAGTGCCGCGCCGCCTCGGCGTGGATCAGGGACGTGATGATGTCCACCGGCGAGGACCGGCCGTGGTCGATCAAGCCGACCAAGGTCCCCGAGCTTCCGCCGGAGGTGAACGACCTCATCGTGCAGCAGGCGATGGGGCCGCTCAAGGAACAGCTGCTGGCCGCGGCCCAGGGCAACGGGCCGCCGCCGGACCCCGGCTCGACCGTCCACATGATGTCGATGATGCGCGATCAGGCGAAGGAGGCGCTGCGCCAGGAGGCTGACAAACGCTGCGTCCGCATGGCCGACAAGATGGAGGACCAACTCCTAGAGGGCGGCTTCCTCGACGCGATGGACCAGTTCATCAACGACCTGACCACCTTCCCCACCGCCATCGTCAAGGGGCCGGTGATCCGCATGAAGCCCATGCTGACCTGGGGGCCGGACAACCAGCCGGTGGTGCAGATCAAGCTGGTGAAGGAGTGGGACCGGGTCGACCCGTTCAAGTTCTACCCCAGCCCGGCGGCGACCTGCATCGACGACGGCGACATGATCGAGAAGCACCGGCTGTCGCGGAAGGACCTGCAGGACCTCAAGGGCGTGCCCGGCTACGACAGCGGGGCCATCGACATGGTGCTCGACAACTATGGTCGCTCGGGGCTGCTGAACTACCTCTACGACGACATGGACCACGACGACGCCGCCGGGCGGCCGCAGACGACCCTGGCCTCCAACCCCGACGGCCTGATCGACGCCCTGCAGTACTGGGGGTTCGTGCAGGGCCAGCTGCTGCTGGACTGGGGGATGACCAAGCAGCAGGTCCCCGACGCCATGAAGGAGTACATGATCGAGGGGTGGCTGGTCGGACCCTACGTCATCAAGGCCATGCTCAATCCCGACCCGCTGAACCGCAAGCCCTACTACGCCGCCAGTTTCGAGCGGGTGCCGGGGACCTTCTGGGGTCACAGCGTCTGCGATCTGGTCCGTGATCCCCAGGACATCTGCAACGCCGCGGCCCGCAGCATGATCAACAACGCCGCCCTGGCCAGCGGACCGCAGGTGGGCATCCTCACCGATCGCATCGCGCCCGGGGAGCAGATCACCCAACTCAAGCCGTGGCGCATCTGGCAGCTGAACAGCGACCCGATGGGCGGGGCCAGCGCCGACCCGCCGATCCGGTTCTTCCAGCCGCAGAGCATCCTCGGCGACCTGATGCAGCTGTTCGACAAGTTCTCAACCATGGCCGACGATTACTCGGGCATCCCCCGGTACATGACCGGCACCGCGCAGGCGGGCGGCGCGGGCCGGACCGCCTCCGGCCTCAGCATGCTGATGGGCAACGCGGGGAAGATGATCACCTCGGTGATCCAGAACATCGACCTCAACATCATCGAGCCCCTCTTGGAGCGGCTGTACTACTTCAACATGCGCTACGAGACCGACCCGGAGCTCAAGGGCGACGTCTGCATCTCGGCCAAGGGGGCGAGCAACATCGTCGCCAAGGACGCCGCCCAGGTCCGCCGCAACGAGTTCCTGGCCACCACCGCCAACCCGATCGACATGCAGATCATGGGGATCGAGGGCCGCGCCGCGGTGCTGCGCGAGACGGCGAAGACCCTGCAGATGGACACCGACAAGGTGGTCCCCGACACCGACGCCTTGCGCGAGCGGCTGGCGGTCAAGGCCGCGCTTACCGCCCCCGACCCCAACGCGCCGCCAGGGGCGGGCGGCGCGGGCGGCGCACCGCCGGGGCCGGGCGGGGTCGCCGGTGGGTCGCCGCCGGGGCCGGGCTCGCAACAGGGCAATGCCCAGCAGCTGACCAACGGGGCTCCGGTCACCGACACCTTCGGGTCGGGGATGTAGTTGACAAATCAGGCACGTAGCACCAGCGTGCCGCCGGATGTTGACCAAGCCCACCGCGGCCGCCCTGACTGCCCTTGCGCAGCTTGAGGAGACCCCCCGGTGGCGCGACATCAGCACCATGCTTGAGGACGAGATCGAGGCCCTGACCAAGCGACTGCTGGGCGCGCGGGAGACCGCAGACGTCCACGAGCTTCGGGGCCGCATCTCGTCCCTGAGAGAATTCCGGCAGACGGTGCTCGACGCACGCGTTATGCTGGCCAACGTGGGACGCACAGTCCCGCTCGCATGAGCTGACCAGAGGGATACCGGCCCAGCCGACCCCAGATGCAGCCGGAGATGCGGATGAGAGATCGAGTGCCCGAGGCCGTGAAGCGGCAAGCGGAAGCCATGGACGCCCTGGACGCGGAGCTTACCGCCCCACCCCAGGAGACCCCACAGGACCCGCCGCCGTCGGAGCCCCCGGCCGAGCCGCCCGCCGCGCCGCCCCCGGCCGCCGAGGACTGGCAGCACAAGTTCCAGACCCTGCAGGGGAAGTACAACGCCGAGGTTCCTGGCCTTAGGAACCAAATCGCTGAACTCACCCGACAGGTCGAGGAGCTTACCGCCAAGCCCGCTGCGACACCGGAGCCGCCGCCCGCGCCGCCCGCGCCGAAGCTGATCACGGACGAGGACACCGAGACCTATGGAGCCGACCTGATTGACCTGATCCGTCGTGTGGCCGTGGAAACGGACGCCGGGGAGAAGGCCAGACTGCAGGGCGAGATCGCCGATATGCGCAAGCAGATGGCGGCCCAGGCGACACAGGTTGAGACCGTGGCGGGAAACGTCGCGGACGAGCGACGGGCGACCTACTTCACCGAACTGGCGAAGCTCTGCCCGACCTATGAGGAGACCGACGGCCGCCAGGACTTCAAGGACTGGCTGGTGCAGTTGGACGACTTTAGCGGGCTCGTGCGCAACGACATCCTGCAGGCCGCCTACGCCCGCTTCGATGCGGACCGGACCGCCAAGGTCTTCAACCAGTTCCTCGGGGCCATACCAGCCGCACCCGCACCGCCGGTCCCACCCGTCGATCCACAGGCCGAACTGTCCGAACAGGTGTCGCCGGGCCAAGCCCGCGCGTCCTCGGTTCCGGCCCCCGACGACGGCAAGAAGGTCTGGTCCATCACCGAGATGGATCAGTTCTACAAGGACTTCGCCAGGGGTGTGTATCGGGGACAGCTGGACGTGGCCAAGCGCATCGAAGCGGACATCGACAGGGCTCTCGCTGAGGGACGCGTCCACTAGGACCGTCCGGGTGAGGGCCTCGACCCTCACCCCCAGCGCGAGAGACGCTCATGGCCCAAGTCGGCGTTGCCGTTCAACCTCCCTTCGTTACGACCCCGCCTTATTCAGGGGCGTTCATTCCGCAGCTGTGGTCAGGCAAGCTGAACGTCAAGTTCTATGCCACCACGGTGTTCGGTGAGATCGCCAACACGTCCTACGAGGGCGAGATCAAGGGGATGGGTGACACCATCACCATCAACAACATCCCGACGATCGCGATCAACGACTACACGGTCGGCCAGAACCTCAACTACCAAGTGCCGCCGCCCAACACGATCGACCTGAACATCAACAAGGCGAAGTACTTCGGGGTGAACGTCTCCGACGTCCTCGAATATCAGGCCAAGCCCGCCCTGATGTCGATGTTCACCGACGACGCCACCAAGCAGATGGCCATCGCCATCGACCGGCAAATCCTGCTGGAAGAATTCAACAATGGTGCGGCCGCCAACAAGGGCGCGACTGCGGGCGTCATCTCCGCGGCGATCCCGCTGGGCACCGACGCCGCGCCGCTCGACCTGTCGACCGCGCCCGACCAAATCCTCAAGACGATCCTGGGGATGGCCACCGCGCTCGACGAGCAGAACGTGCCCGACACCGAGCGGTGGATCGTCATCGACCCCGCCACCCGGCTGCGCCTGATGCAGTCGCCCCTCCAACAGGCGTACCTGACCGGGGACGACAAGAGCATCCTGCGCAACGGCAAGCTCGGGGTCATCGACCGGTTCACGATCTACCTGTCGAACCAGCTGCCGAAGGCGGCCGCGGGCTTCAACCCGGACGGCACCGTCAACGGCGGGTCGCTCGCGCGCCGCATGCTGGTCGCCGGGCACTCCTCGGCCCTCACCTTCGCCGCCCAGATCACCAAGACCGAGAGCCTGCAGAACCCGAACGACTTCGGGCAGCTGGTGCGCGGCCTCAACGTGTTCGGCAAGAAGATGATCAAGCCGGAAGCCTGGGTGCTGGCGCAGGTCCAGAAGTAGGCGGTCTCCCTCCGCTGGACAGCGATGCCGGGGTGGCCGACAACACCCCGGCGTTCTGTCTTGTGAGACCCCAATGGCCGTCACCGCACAGACCATCATCTCGCGCGTCCGCACGCAGCTGATCGACGAATTGCCGACCAAGCGGTGGACCGACGACGAGCTCCTGCGGTGGCTCTCCGACGCCCAGCGAACTGTGGTCGCCATAAAGCCCTCGCAGGGCCTCGTGCAGACCTCGATCCAGCTGGTGCCCGGCACCATGCAGACCTTGCCGCCGGGGATGTTCCTGCTGCTCGACATCCAGCGGAACCTGGGTCTGGACGGCAACACGCCGGGCCGGGCGGTGACCCAGATCAGCCGCGAGAACCTCGATCGCGTGGAGCCGAACTGGCACGCGTCGCTCAGGAGCGACGTCACCCTGCACTACCTCTACGACACCAAGCAGCCGCTGGTGTTCTTCGTCTACCCGCCGTCGACCGGGCAGAACTGGCTCGACCTCAACTACGCCCAGACCCCGCCCGACTTCACCGCGCTCACCGATCCGATGACCATCGAGGTGCTCTACCAGACGGCGCTGTTCGACTACGTGATGTTCCGCGCCCACCAGAAGGACAGCGACTACTCCGCGGGCGAGAGCAAGGCGCAGGTCTACCTCGCCCTGTTCCAGATGTTCGTCGGCGTGCATGAGGGGGCGAAGGTGGAAGACGCCCCGCCTGACCCGGACAGGGGAGCCGTCGCATGACCGCGATCTTCGACCTGACCCCGCTGATCCTTCCGTTCGTGCGCGACTGCTCGACCCCGGCCGCGGTGATCGCCGCGCGCTTCGCCGCCATTGAGTTCTACAAAAACACGCTGTGGCAGCAGGAGGAGCTTGAGCCGGTCGACCTGTTCGAGGGACAGGCCACCTACCCGATCGACACCATGCCCAACACCGTCCCGGCCGCGGTGATGCGGGTGAAGATCGACGGCATCAACCTGCCGCTGACGTTCGCCACCAAGGACAGGCTCGACCAGCTATACCACTACACCGACTGGACCACCCTGGTCGGCAACCCGCGCTACTGCACCCAGATCGTCACCGACCAGATCATCCTCGTGCCCGCGCCGGACGACATCATCGCCCAGCCCAAGGCGATGAAGCTGCTGGTCGCCACCCAGCCGACGCCGGACGCCGACGAGATCGACGACGAGGTGTTCAGCTACTACGCCGAGACCCTGGCCTACGGGGCTCGAGCCCGGCTGGTGGAGACCGCGGGCCAGCCCTACTACGACCCGCAAAGCGCGCCGTTCCTGTGGAAGAAGTTCTACGTAGGGATCAGCGAGGCGAAGGCGCGGCGCATGCGCGAGCACACCCGGGCGGTCCAGTCCGTGCAGCTGAGGCCCTGGGTATGAGCACGGCGCGCATCAAGCTCGTGGTCGGCGACACCCGGCCGATGGTCTACATCCAGCTGAAACAGCCGGGTGCGCCGATCGACACGCCGCTCGATGTGTCGAATGCGGCGGTGAAGCTGCGGTTCAAGCCCTGGGGCGAGGACACCGTGCTGTTCGCGCTCGACGGCGAGAAGCTGCCCGGCACCCTGCAGGCCGACCTGCAGACCCCCGACCTGACGCAGTACCCGGTGGGCGGCAGCGGCGGGCGCGTGCGGTTCGGCTTCATCCAGGGGAACCTGAACCTGCCGCCTGGGCGCTACCTGGGCGAGGTCGAGGTGACCTACGGGCCGGGGAGCGTGTTCACCGCCTTCGCGCCCTTGGAGTTCCAGCTGCGCGAGCAGTTCGCATGAGCACGCGGTCGAACCTCCTCACGCTCGTACCGGACGTCGACCTCAAGTGGTCGACCTGGGTCGACTACTTCGCCGACCCTCGATACGCCGACCACTTCCCTGTCTTCGACGACTTCGTCTACGCGGTGACCTACGAGCGCACGCCGGACGAGTTCATCTTCACGTCGGACGAGGTGTCGCTCTACACCGGGTTCACGCGCGCCCCGGCGGATACGACGACCCTGGCGGACATCTTCACGTTCGATGCCACCTACATCCGCGCGTTCGCCGACCCGATGGTCGTCACCGACGACATCACCCTGATCCTGGGCACCACCGCCAACGTCAACTACGCCGACGCCGTGGCGATGACCGAGGTGTTCGGCACGGCCCTGACCATGCCGCGCAGCCTCGCCGACAGCGTGGCGATGAGCGAAGCGTTCTCGTCGATCAGCACCGTGGTGCTGAACGTCGCCGACGTTGCGACGATGTACGACGTCGGTCAGAACTTCGACAGCTACTGGCCGTATGTGGAGGCGCTGTTCCACTTCGACGCCGGGAGTTCGGCGAACGGCGGCAACAACCTCAACTGGATCGACAGCAGTCCCTACAACAAGACGGTGCTGACCTCCACCCAACTGCCGTTCCAGGGGACGGTCTCGCCCTATGTCGGCGCGAATACCAGCTTCGCGGACTACTCCGGGATTGGCGGCTCGGCCTACTTCGGCGCGGTCGGCACGGACAGCCTGTACTCGCCGCAGAGCGACCACTTCCACTTCCCGCCCGGCACCGACTTCACCATCGAGTGCTGGGTCTACATCACCGACAACTCGCCGCCGGACTACAACGGCGACCGCACGGCCTGCATCCTGTCGACCTATCCGACGGACGTCCATCACGGCGGCTGGACCATCAACCTGCAGGGGGTCGGCGGCAGCGGCGTCACCGGGGCGAACGCGGTCTATCTGGAGAAGGTCGGCCCCGGGGGCTCGACCTATGACGCGGTCGTCGCGGGCGGCATTTCGCAGCGCAAGTGGCACCACATCGCGGTCTGCCGCGCGGGAACCGTGACCCGCATCTTCCTCGATGGTGTGCTCGGCGTCACCCAGACGATGAACGATCAGGACGTGCTGGCCAACGGTCCGCTGGTGCTCGGCCGGGACGCCGCGCCTGGGATCAACCGCTACTTCAAGGGCTACATTGCTGACGTCCGCATCAGCAAGGGCGCGGCCTACTACGTGTCCAACTTCACCCCGCCGACGACGAAGACCGACGGCTCCAGTCTCGCGACCGCGATCAAGCTTGAGTTCTCCAACGCGGCGGTCTTCGACAGCGCCCGTAAGAGCGACATGCACTTGGACGGCACAGTCCTGCTAGGGACAGGTCCGTGGGGGAGCCCGGCGATCTACTTCGACGGCAACAGCCGCAACGTCCAAACGCCGTTCGCCTTGTCGGTGGCTGAACGCTTCGCCGTCATGGACCGGGACTTCACGATGGAGTGCTGGTTCTGGTTGGCGGGCGACAGCCCTGTACTCCCAGCCAACGGTATTCGCGACGGCACGTTGATGACGACGTGGCCAAACGGTGCTGCGGCCAGTGGGCTGCTGGTCTATATCATCGGTAACGCCAATACGACTGGCGACGGGATTGCCTGCAGCATTTCGGATACTAATGGCAATGCTGAATACTGCACGTATTGGGGTGCGATCACCAAGAATGCTTGGCATCATGTCGCGTTCAGTCGGACCGGTGGAAACCTCTACCTCCACTACGACGGCGTCATGGTGATCACCACACCGGCGAGCAAGGTCGTCGCCACTCCAGCCACGCCGCCGTACGCCGGTCCGCTCCTGCTGGGGATGACGGCCTATCCTGGCTGGGCAATGGCCTTCAACGGCTACATCGACGACTTCCGCTTCACCATCGGCAAGGGTCGCTACGGCGCGACAAACTTTGGACCGCCAAACGCGCCGTTCCCGAACGGGGTCGCAGCCTACACCGACGTCTACAACCGCGTGTTCTCCGACAGCGTGACCATGAGCGAGGCGGGCACGTTCGACATGCCCGCGTCGACGACGTTCGATCCCGCTCTGGTCGGCTCGGTCATCACGCTCTCCGGCGGCAACCTGATCGCTTCGCGCAACAGCGGCGCGCAGTACAACTGCGCCCGCTCGACCACCGGCAAGACCACCGGCAAGTGGTACGCCGAGATGAAGCCTGTCGCGGGCAGCAGCGGTGACATCGGCTTCGGCGTCGGCCGGGCGTCCTTCGCGCTGACCGCCACCTACCCCGGCTCGGCCGCCCCCTCGGTGGGGTTCAGGAACAACGGCTTCGGCAATAACGATGGCACGCCGTGGGCGTCCGGTGCTGCGGACTTGACTGTGCCTAACGGGGGCACGGTCTGCATCGCTGTCGACGCGTCGGCTGGTCTGGTGTGGCTTGGAAAGAACGGCGCGCCGACGTGGAACAACAATCCGGCGGCGGACCCGGCGACCGGCGTGGGTGGCCTCGTGCTCTCCGGGTCCGGCGCGATCCACCTGCTCACCGGCATGTACACGCCGCCCGATCAGGTCAGCCTCAACTGCGGCCAGAGCGCGTTCGTCCACCCGATCCCGGTCGGCTTCTCGCGGTGGGGCTAGACCTGCGCATGTTGCACCCCACCCCCCCAACAGGTAGCGTCCCACCGCGACGCCGGAGCTATGACGATGCTCGATGACGCACTCACGATCACCGGCCGCGTGCAGCTGGAATTGCGTGACGAGTACGGTCGGCTCAAGCAGCTGACTGAGGTTCCCAACCTCGTCCACACCATGGGCAAGGGCGTGATCGCCGCCCGGATGGTCGCTGCCCAGGCGTTGCCTGCCGTGTCCCACATGGCGGTCGGCACTGGCAGCATCGCGCCGGGGGCAGGCGATCAGACTTTGCAGGCCGAAGTCGCCCGGATCGCGCTCACCTCGACGAACGTGGCCGCAGCAGTGATCACCTACGGCGCGTCGTTCGGACCGGGCGTTGGCACTGGCGCGCTGCAGGAGGCGGGCTTGTTCTGTAACGGGACGCCAGGGTCCGGTCTGCCCGGCCTCGCGCGCACCACCTTCGCGGTGATCAACAAGGCTGCCGGGGACACGCTGAACGTCAGCTGGACCGTGACGATTGGATAGGTGACCTGATGCTCCACGCGCCCATCAAGCTGACCGGTGCTCTTGAGCTTCGCCTCGAACGCGAGGACGGCAGCATCGAGGTCACCACGGTCGAGAACCTCGTCCTGACCCTGGGCAAGGGCGTCGTCGCTGATCGCATGAAGGCGGTGCCGACGACGTCGCACTTCACCCACATGGCGGTCGGCACCGGTTCAAGCCCGGTCGGCGTCGGCGACATCGGACTGGCCGCCGAGATCGCTCGCGTCGTGCTGGGCGCTGCCACGGTTGCGGCGGCGGTGGTCACCTACACCGCGCAGTTCGGACCTGGGGTCGGCACCGGGGCGCTGCAGGAGGCGGGCATCTTCAACGCCGCCGGTGGCGGGGTGGAGCTTTGCCGTACTCTGTTCGCCATCATCAACAAGGCGGCGGGTGACACGCTCAATGTGACGTGGACCGTCACGGTCGGGTAGGCCCATGCCTGGACCCCTGTTCGCCAACAACGCATCAGGCACCCTGGCCAGCAGCTACAGCGCCGCGGCGACCGCGATCACGCTGAACGCCAACCAGGGCCTGCTTTTCCCTGCGCCGAGCGCCGGTGACTGGTTCATGGCGACCATCACCAACGCCCTGAACCAGATCGAGATCGTCAAGGTCACGGCGAAAGCTGGTGACACGTTCACCGTGGTGCGAGGTCAGGAAGGCACCAGTGCGCGCGCCCTCGCCGCCGGAGACAAGATCGACAACCGCCTCACCGCCGGGACGCTCATGCTCATCAGGAGCACTCCGGTCGATCCGACCACCATTCCTGACAACTCGGTCAACGGCAGCAAGCTGGTCGATGGGTCGGTCTCGAACGCCAAGCTGGCGGGCGGGATTACCGCCGCCAAGCTGGCCGGGGGGATCGACAACAGCAAGCTGGCCGCTGGCGTGGCCATTGCCAACCTGGGCTTCACGCCGGTCAACCAGGGCGGTGGCATCAGCCAGACCAGCGACAACGTCTTCATCGGCTGGTCGACGGCGAACAAGCTGCGGCTGACGGTCGGGGTCACCGACCTGGGGTTCATCCTGACGGAGCGTCAGGACGGCAGCGCCGGGTCGGCGGGCTACCGCGGCGTGCCGCCGAACTACGAGGACGCCGACTACACCATCGGCACCATCGACAACGGCCGTTCCATCGTCCACTCGTTGGGCATCCACACCTACACCCTGCCGCCCGACAGCACGCCGATCGACCCCGGTGGCATCGTCCAGATCATCAACCGGGTCGGCGCAGGTGTGCTCGCCATCGCCCCCGGCGCAGGTGTGACCCTGATCGCCGTGCCCGGCGGGGCGAGCGGCGCACGGTCCCTGGCCGCGCCCGGTGTCGCCACCGCTGAGAAGGTCGGCTCCAACACGTGGTACGTCTATGGCGCGGGGCTGACGTGACCGGCGCGCTCCTCGGGGCGTCGAGTGTGGGTGGCCCGCCGATCCTGCCCGCGCCCCCAGGCGGTGGCGGTGGAGGAGGCGACACAGGTACTGGCGGCGGCGGCACCGATCCCGGCGGCGGGGGCGGCACCGGTCCAGGTCCCTCGCCGACCGTCACGGTCACCCCGGCGACGATCACCTCGCACAAGCCGCACGGCGGCACCTCGACCTTCACGTTCAGTTCGGTCGTGGCCGGTGGGACCGGCCCCTACGCCTATGCCTGGGACGAGGGCGACGGCGTTCGCGATGGGCCGACGGTGACCTTCTCCAAGCATGCCCCGGCCGACGACGAGGCCGACGGCATCGTCAACCTTACTGTCACCGACGCCACCGGCGCGGTAGGACATGGCTCCGGCCAGTGGTTCGCACTCGGCTTTTGAGGAAGGAAACCGTCATGCAATTCGAGGAAGCCCTGAAGAAAATCGAAGGCGCGCAGTCGGTCAGCGGTCAGCTGATCGTGGTCCGCGATGGCGTCCACATCCTCGTCGGCAAGAACGTCCAGGGCGTGCTGATCGTCGAGGAGACCGCCGAGGCTATCGCTGTCGCCGCTGAGGTCGGCATCAAGGTTGTGGCCGCGGACGATGACGACGGTCAACCGAAAACCCATCACGTCCACCTCGATGACAAGGTCGAGACCAAGGACAGCATGGGCGGCAAGAAGTAGTCGATGAGTTCGATCCGGCTCCTGGGGTTCGACGGGCTGGTCCCGCGGCTGTCGCCCACGCTGCTGGACCAGACGATGGCGCAGGTCGCGTCGAACGTGAAGCTCTACAGTAAGGAGCTTCGCTATTGGCGCGGCCCGCTGCTGACGTACTCCCCGCCGCCGAACAACTACCAGACGCTCTACCGGCTGTTCAATTCGGCCGGTGCGAGCGTCTTCCTGTTGTGGCTGACGGACGTGGACGTGGCCCCCAGCCCGGTGGCCGACACCACCGAGAGCCGCATCTACTACACCGGCGACGGCAAGCCGAAGAAGACCAACTACGCCATGGCGACCAGCGGGGCTGAGCCCTATCCGTCCGCCTGGATGGACATGGGCGTGCCGACGCCGACAGGTCCGCCGCAGCTGAGCGTCGTCACCGACGGCACTGGCACGTTGGAGACGCGTGGCTACGTCTACACCCTGGTCTCGACCTTCGGTGCGGTGAAGTCTGAGAGCGCGCCGTCCCCGCCCGGTAGGCATTCGCCGTTCGGTGCGACCGATCAGAACATCGACGTCCACCCCCTGGGTGCGACCGTCAGGATCACCGGCTTCACCGGCTGGACCGATGGCCCGCAGCAGAACGTCACCGCCATCCGCATCTACCGCACGGTCGTCGGCGCGAGCTCGGTGGGCTACGAGTTCGTCGATGAAATCCCCCACGTCCCGGGCGGGTCCGGCGGAGAGGTTTACGACGACAGCAAGACTGTCGCCCAGCTGGGCGAGAACCTTGGCACGATCGGCTGGGTCGGACCGCCGGATGCTCTGTTGGGACTGGTCGGCCTGCCGGGCGGCGCGCTGGCCGGGTTCGTCGGGAACACGGTCTACTTCTCCGAGCCCTATCAGCCGCACGCGTGGCCGCTGGCCTACGCCATCACCATCCCCTCGGCGAAGATCGTCGGGCTGGCCACCTCCGGCTCGGACGTGGTGGTGATGACCGACACCCAGCCGTACATCATCCACGGCGGCGACCCCGGCAACATGTACGTCGAGAAGGTCCCGCTGATGGAGCCGTGCGTGGCCAAGCGCACGATCGCCTCCGACGAGGACGGCGTGGTCTACGCCAGCCCCAACGGGCTGATCTCGATCTCCCCGGCCGGGCGCGGCGTGGTGACCACCAACCTGTTCACCGCCGACGAATGGCGGCCGCTGCACCCGGAGACCATGGTCGCCGAGGTCATGCAGGGTCGCTACTTCGGGGTGTTTCCCGAGCAGACCCCGCCGCGCGCCCTGCTGCTCAGCCGCACCGATCCGCCCGCGCTCAGCTTCTTGGACTTGCCCGCCACCACGCTGCACGTCGACGCCAGGAACGCGCAGATGTTCTACGTCCACGACAGCACCGATCCGGCGAGCTACTCCAAGGTCTTCCAGCTGGATGCCGTCGAGGCGGCCCCCCTGCCCTATACATGGCGGTCCAAGCGGTTCTTCGTCGATCAGGCGCAGACGTTCAGCCTGATGCGCCTCGACGCCGACTACGGGCAGGTGCAGGACGAGGCGGCCTACAACGCAGCCCTGGCCGCCGCGACCGCGGCCAATGCTGCGGCATATCCCAACCCGCTGCTGGGAGCGATCGACGACACGGCGCTGAACACCTGGGAGATCAACGGCAGCACCCTGATCAACATGCCGTCCCTGGCTTCGGCGCGCACCGTGCAAGTGGTGATCCACTGCGATCAGGACGCCGCGATCGTGAGCCTGCGGCCGACCAGCCTGGACCCGATCCGGGTGCCGCCGTTCAAGGCCCGGCATCTCGAGTTCTCGCTCATGGGCAACATCAACGTCCGCTCGCTCCATCTGGCGACCACGATGGAGGAGCTTAAGGGCTCATGAGCGTCGCCCTCCCCGACGTCCCCGTCCTGCCGAACCCCGGCCTCTCAGAGCTCCTGCAGGCCATGCGGAGGCAGATGCTGGACATCGGCAGCCGGATGGACGCCTTCGACGCCAGCGGGGCATCTGGGGCTGCTGACGGGGCCAGTGGAAAGCGAGACCCCAAGAGCTTCGTCCTCGACTACGGCGGGGTGGGCGACGGGGCGGCGAACAACGACGCGGCGCTGGCCGCCTACCAGTCCGACGCCACGGCCAAGGACGTCTACGTCCCGCCCGGCGACTACGTCACCACCCAGCCCAAGTCGGCGCTGACCAAGCACTACGAGGGCCGAGGCGTCTTCCTCGTCACGGCCGCCGCCGTTCCGGCCGACTTCGGCTACATGGCGGCCAAGCCGTCAACGTGGCCGGTGCAGGGGGACGCGGGCTGGTTCCGCGGCGACCAGTGGTTCACCGACGGCGGCGAGTGGAAGGTCATCGGCGCGGGCGTCCGCACCTACGACCTGAACCAGCGGTACTTTGAGAGCAACGTCATCCCGCACCACCACTGGCTGGACGTGGAGAGCGGCAACTCCGGCATCGCCGGGTACATCACCGGCGGCGGCGCGGCCAACTACGTCTTCATGGACGCGGTGGCCTCGGCGGAGTGGGTCGGCAAGCAGTGTCAGATCAAGCAGGGGTTCGGCGGTGCGGTGCTGGGCGGGCCGTTCACGGTCCAGTCGGTGGCCGGGAGCCAAGTCTTCTTCACCGCCAACCACGGCCTGAGCCTGACGTGGGCTCCCCCCGGCAACGCCCCCAGCCTGTGCTTCGGCCTGCGCTCGTGGGCGGGCGTGCGCTACATCCGGGTCCGCGCCCGGGCGGGCGGCGACATCTACGGCGACATCGTCCGGGTGCAGATCGAGTACAACCCGAAGCCCACCGAGCTTAGCCACGTCTTCAACACCATGACGGGGGCGCAGTACGGCGGCTCCATCGACTTCAAGGCGGGCACCAGCGGCACCTACTGCACAGGATGGGAGAGCCAGTACAATGCCCTGGCTGGTGACGGTGCGCCGGACGTCTGCGTGCGCGTCAAGGTCGACAGCTGCGTGCGCGACAGCGACCGGTCAGACGGCGGCGGCCGCTCGTGGACCGGCAACTACATGGCCTCCACCGGCCAGCGGCCCTGCGACGCGGCCAACGTGGTGGTCGGGTTCTGGCGGCGAGGCTTCGACACGGTCCCCGCGACGCTAATGGAGGGGTCCTATCTGGTCGACCCGACCGTGGTCGGCGCGGCCAACGTCAACGTCAAGTGGGCCGCCGGGGCGCGCATCGGTCACCAGATCATCATCGGCGGCGTGGCCGCCACCATCATCGGGCTGGGGCCGGGCAACATCATCAACTTCTCCCCGGCCCTGACCGTGGCGATGCCGAAGAATACCATCGTCGACTTCCCCGACGGCGGCGTCGCGCTCCACATGGCGAAGAACCAGTGGATCAACTTCGACGGCCGCCAGACCAGCACCGGTCGTAGCGGCGACCCCTACGGCCTGTTCCCCACCGGCTGGGGCAACGAGACCGGAGCCATCTGGGCGGGCGCGGAGGCCGACGGCCCCGACACCGCGCTGGCCTTCTACAACGGCACGACCCGAGTGCGGGTGCGCACCACCGGCATGACCTGCAACGGCGACATCCTGGCGGCCAAGACGGTCCAGGCCGGGGCGGACTTGCTGACCGGGTCCTCGTCGGCTAACCCCAACTTCGCGGGGGCGGTTGTGTTTGGCTCCGGCAGCGGCAACTACATCGTCTACAACAATGCTACAGCGAAGTATGAATTCTATGTCGGAACCGTCAAGGTCGCCCAACTCCCCTGATCATGGAGGTTTGGTTCGCGAGGCGATCGAAGGCCAGATCGGGATGCTCACATGTCAGGTGATCGACCTGAACGTCAGGCTGCGGGTGATGCAGGACGAGATGGTCCGCATGGACGCCGTCATCACCGAGCGCGACGCCGAAATCGCCCTGCTCAAAAAGGTCGCCCCGAAGGCGTGACCTGGGAGGTCGTGGCCGACGCGGATGCGGGCTACGAGTTCATTACCCGGTACTATGACATTGCCCGCACGCAGCAGTTCCGTGCCATCTGCCAGAAGAAGAACGGGGTGATCGTCGCCGCGGTTGGCTACGACGAGTGCAACGGCTCGAACATCTTCTGTCACATTGCTTCGGACGGGTCGAAGCGGTGGATGAACCGCTGGTATCTGCACGAAATCTTCAAGTTCCCGTTCGTCACCATTGGGTGCGAGCGCATCACCCTGTGGATCGACGCGACCAACCTCGACAGTATCCGGTTCGTCACCAATCTTGGGTTCAAGCGCGAGGCGGTGCTAGAGAAGGCGGGACGTGATTGCCACGACGTGCTGATCTACCGGATGTTCCGGCGGGAGTGCCGCTATGCGTGACCGGTACTACTCCAAGAAGGACACGAAGGGGCAGTACGATCCGCAGGTCGGCGCAGCCGCGGCTGCGAACACCGCCGTCGCCCAGAAGTCCGAGCAGTGGAACGAGGACTTCTTCAAGCAATACGTCGCCCCGGCGCTGCAGCAGAGCATCGAGGAAAGCAAGGTCAACCTCGGTCGCCAGGGCGAACTGTTCGACCTGAACATGTCGCAAGCCAAGCTGCAGGATGAGCGGTATCGCAAACTCGGTATCCCCGCCGAGGACGCCTACTACAAGATGGTCAGCGACTACTCCGCGCCCGAGGAGCAGGAGCGGCAGGCGCAGGCGGCGCTCGGCGACCAGCGCACCGCGCAGCAAGTCCAGCAGCAACAGATGCAGCGCCGGTTCTCCGGTCTCGGCATTGACCCCACCAGCCCGGCCGCCCTGTCGGCGCAGAGCGACGTGGCCGTGCAGAATGCCGCTGCCGATGCCGCGGCCGCGACCCGGGCGCGGGCCGCGGCCAAGACGCTTGGCATGTCACTGACCAGTGACGCTGCCAACTTCGGCCGCGGCGGCCAGTCGGGCATCCTGCAGTTCGGCGGTGCGGCGGGTGGGGCGTCCAGCGCCGCCTTGAGCGGCGCGAACCAAACGTCGCAGGTCGCTCCCGGCGGTGCGGCCAACGTGAACACCGGCCTGGGTCTCGCTCAGAAGGCGTATGGCTCGAACATCGACGCCTACACCTCGCTCAACAACACCTCGATCGCGCACGCGGGTGACGCAGCGGCGGGCATGGGCAAGCTGGCCGGGCAGATTGGAGGGGCGCTTCTGGCCCCGATGACCGGGGGAGGGTCCACGGTCCTGTCCTCGCTATTCACCGGGTCCGACCGGAGGATCAAGAAGCACGCCAAGAAGATCGCCACCCTGGCCCACGACATCGGCATGTGGACCTTCCGCTACATCTGGGAGGCCAACGATGCGCCGCTGCGGCGCGGGTACATGGCCGACGAAGTCGAGCCGATCTTCCCTGATGCGGTGATGGTCGGGCCGGGCGGCTACAAGATGGTCGACTACAGCAAGGTGCTGGTCTGATGCCCTTTAGCTGGGGAAGCTTTGCCGGTGGCGCAGCCGAAGGGCTGCAGGCTGCTGAGGAGATCAAGAACAAGCAGGTCGCGCGTCGAGCGCAACAGCAGCAGATCGACGCTCAACAGCAGGCGTTGGATGACGCGGGTCGTGCGAAGGCGGTCGGGCTGGCGATCCCGCAGGTGGGCGCTGTCCTGCCTCAGGGCTACGATCAGCAGACCGCGATGCAGCAGGCCGCCGCCGCCTACGATGCGAAGATTGCGGCTGAGCGCGGCGAGCAGGCTCGCTCTCCGATCGCGCGGGTAATGTCGGCGCTCACCCGACCGAAGGTGGCTGTCACCGCGTCGTCTGCAGGCGTGGGTATGCCGTTCCTTCCGGGGGTTCCGACGAATGGCACGGCCCCCGCAGCCCCCGCCGCCCCCTCCCCGACAGCGGTTGCGCCGACCACGCCGCTGCCGGTTGGCCAGGACACCAGCGCCGCCGAGCAGATCACCGGTGCTGCGCCGCCTGCGCCTGCGCCAGCCGCGCCCGCTGCGCCGCCGCAGCGCAAGCAAACCTTGGAAGATGGGTACAAGGCCATCGCCTACCAGCTGACCATCAAGGGCGACACCAAGGGCGCGATGGAGGCGATGGAGAAGGCCGGTCAGCTGCACACCAACGACGTGCTTAAGTCGCTGCGCGGTGCGACCCCGGCTGCGATGAGCCGGGTGTTCACGGAGGTCCAGAAAGAGCCGCGCGACGTGGTCGAGAAGGACGGCAAGTACGAAATCCACGACGCCAGCGGAAAGCTGATCCACACCTACGGGTCGTTCGAGGAGATGTTCGGTGACGTGAAGGCGACCCTCGACGCGGACCCGACGATCGGGGTCGGCATGGTGATGAACGCTCAGCGCGAGGCGCGTGATCAAGCAAAGGCTGTCGCCGACATCAGGAGCGCCAACGCGTCCGCGAAAAAGGCCGAGGAAGAAGCCAAGTACGTGGGGCCGGAGGCGGAAGCCCGCATCGGCCTGCAGAAGGGGCAGACCGCTGAGGCGTATGCGGCTGCTGGTGCGTCTCGTGCGTCAGCCGCGCATTCCGCAGCCGCCGCGAAGCGCGAGGAGGCGCTGTTCGGCTACCAGCTGAGCGACCTGCAGCGGGACAAGAAGGCGCGGGACATCCTCGACACCCCCAGCAACGCGATCACCCAGCCGGATCAGTGGGAGTGGGCGTCGACGGTTCGGCAGGAAAAGGTCCCGGGTCTCAAGACGTCGAACGAGCGCGTGGACGACCAGGGCAATGTCATCCGCGAGCAGGGCAACAGATGGCAGGAGGCGGGAGGCGACTACCGGAAAGCTTTTGCCAATGATCAGCTTGTCAGGGACGGGCGAGTGAAGATCGCCACCAAGGACGGGAAACCCATCTTCACCTACCAGCAGAAGGGTGGTGGGTGGGCGATGACCTCGGACCCCGACGAGGCCCTGCATGAGGCGCACAAGGCGTGGGGAGGGCAGGCCCCGGCCGCACCTGCGGCCGCTGGTCGTCGGCCAGCTGCGGCCGCTGCACCGGCTGCACCGAGGCTCACAGAGGACCAGCAGTATGCGGCTGACAGGGCTGCTCTCGCTGAATTTCGCAAGACCAATCCGACGGGTCGAATTCCCGGCAACCTTGTCTCGGCGGCGATGGTCGAGCCGGAACAGCGGGAAGCGAGAAAGGCTGCGGCCGCGCGGCAAATCGCGCAGGAAGACGCGGACCTGATCGCCTTCCGCAAGCTCCACCCCGGGGGCCGTCTCCCGGGTAATCTTATCGGGGCGGCCCAGCGTCAGGGCCTGGGCGTGCGCTGATGCGGGGCTGGCGCGAGGCGGGTTTCGACCAGGACCCCGACACCTTGCCGATCTATGGACGATCGTCTGCAGCGGCCACGCCGCAACGGCCTGCCGCGGCGACGTCGACATTCGACTGGCGGAAAGCCGGGTTCGACGAAGACCCCAACACGCTGCCGGTCTACGGCGCGTCGACGGCGACACCCGCGGCTCCTCCTCCTCGACCCAAGTCCACCCTGGTCGGTAGCGCGATCCGCGGCACCGGGCAGGTGCTGTCGGCGGCCGGGCGCGCGGCGCAGGATATCGGCCTGCCGACCAAGGGCATCGAGGACTACGGCACGCGTCTTCAGGAAGAACACCCCGCCGACGTCAACACCCTGAGCGATGTCATCCACCACCCGATCCAGACCATCAAGGAGACGGCCGGGGAGCTTGCCCCGCAGATCGGCCTAAACCTTGCCGGGGCGTTTGCGGGCGCGCGAGCGGGCGGCGCGCTGGGTGCGCTGGCCGGTGAGGGTGTTGGTGCTGTCCCAGGCGCACTCGTCGGTGGCCTGATCGGTGGCTTCGCGCCGAACTTCGTTCAGGAGTACGGCGGCATCCGCCAGACCCAGGACCAGACTGGCGTCGACGACAAGGGCCGGGCGCTGGTGACGGGGGCGGCGGCCGCGGCCGTCGACCTGCTCGAACCCGAAACCATGGTCCCGCGCAAGATCGTCACCAAGGGACTTGAGGCGGTCGAGAAGAAGGGCCTCAAGCAGGTCGGCAAGGCGGCGCTCAAGGGCGCTGCGATGGAGGCGGCGGGCGAGACGGTGCAGACCGGCCTCGAACGCGTCGGCGCGGATCAGGACCTGCTGGGTGCGGACGCGGGCAACGACTACGCGCTCTCGGCGATCAAGGGCGCGATCGGCGGCGGCGCTATCGGCGCGGTCGGCCACGTCATTGCGCCGCACAAGGCCGAGACCCCAGCTGCGCAACCCGGCAACGACCAGTCCGAAACTGCGCCGATGGTGGACACGGCATCGGACGCTACGGCGGCCGCGGCTCCGGCGGCCGCCGCCCCGGCGCGAGCTCCCTATGGCCCACCCGCCCCGCTCGGCGCGTCCACCGCCACTCCCCTGGCCGAACAACTCGAGACCCATCTCAAGGCGGCGGCCGATGTGGCTCCCGGTGCGCCTGCGCCGGAGAGCGTCACGACCCTGGCCGTGGCCATCTCGGAGGGTGGCGACAGCGCGGCGACCGCGCTCGCGGACGAGCGCAAGAGCATCGACGCCGACCACGCCGACCTGTTGAAGAACGCCGCGGACCTTCCTCAGCCGGAACAGAACAGCCGACTGGCCGAACTGGCGACGCGGGAGAAGGTGCTGGTCGCCGCGCAGGACGCCGCCGCCCAGCTGGCGCAATCGCGCAGCCCGACCCTGGTCACCCAGCCGGGCCAACCTGCGCCCGTCGTCCCGAACATCCCCGGGCCTACCGGGCTGGTCGCATCCCAGACCACCCTGGCCGATCAGCTGCGCCAGGAGGAGGCCAACGAGAAGTCCGCCAGCAGTCAGGCCGAGACGGCGCAGTACCAGCGGCAGCGGTCGAAGGTTGAGCGCAAGCTGCGCATCGCCAGCCTGCAGCGGCTGGCCAAGGACCCGAGCGTCAGTGACCTGCAGGGGGCGTTCCTGGCGCACCTCGACAAGGTGGGCTTCTCGACCGACCTCTCGGCCGAGGAGCGGGCGACCATCGCCGATCAGCAGACCCACAAGGATCGCGAGGCGGCGCAGCAGGCGATCGAGGATCAGAAGGCCCGGCTGGACGAGGCCATGAAAGAGCATGAGGCGCTGCAGGAGCAGGACACCACGCTCGGTGTGAAGGAGGCCAAGCCGCGCGCTGAGGCCGCGCCCGCCGTCGCCGCTGAGCCGGTCGTCGCACCGCAGGCTGAGGCCGCCCCGGTCGCTGCCGCCGCCCCGGCCGCCGCGCCTGCGCCGGTCGACCTCGACAAGGCTGACATCAAGGCCCGCAGCGAGGCGCACATCACGCGTCGCGAGCTTGGGTCGACGACGGAGAAGTGGTTCCGCGAGGGCGTGAAGTCGGCCCAGAAGGAGCCGTTCGAGGCCCCGCCCAAAGACAAGCCGGAACTGGTCGGCCACTTCCAGAAGGGCGTCGACTTCGTCAAGGAGGAGCAGGAGCACCTCGACAACCGCCGCGCCCTGGAAGCGCAAGGCGTGGTCAGCAGGCCGACCCGCGAGCAGGGCATCGCCGCTGGCCTCAAGCAGAAGGGCGAGGCGCGTGCCGCGCGCAAGGCCGCCAAGCGCGAGGCCGTGGTCAAGGCGCGCAAGCCGGTGGCGAAGAAGGTCCTGAGCGCGGCGACCAAGACGGCGGTCGAGGCCAAGCCCACGCCGAAGCCTGCGCCTAAGCCGGTGGTGGCGAAGAAGGCGCAGCCCGCGGCCGCCAAGAAGGCGGTCGAGGCGAAGCCGAAACCCAAGGCCGAGGCGAAGCCGAAGCCCGCCCCGAAGCCCAAGGCCGCTGTCGTCGTGGCCGCGCCCGCGCCCGCGCCTGTCGTCTCCGAGGCCGACAAGGCCGATGCGCAGGCCCGCAAGAAGTTCAAGTCGGACGTGGACTACGAGGTCGGCAAGACGATCAGCGCCTTCCAGGCGCAGAAGCTGAACATGCTGGCCGAGGCCACGAGCGTCGACGGCACCAGCGAGGACGGCAAGCCCACGGTCTTCCCGACCGACGTGCTGCGTCCCTCCCTGGAAGCTGCGCAGGCCGAGTACGTCAAGGCTGGCCGCAACGCCAACGAGCTTGGTCGCGGCGAGACTTTCCCGGTCTTCCTGGGCAAGGCGACTACGGCTGTGAAGGCCCAGCAGCTGACCCGCCGTGGCCTGCTGCGCGGTACGCCGGGCATGCTCGCCGCCGGGCTGGCCTCAGTGAAGGCCGAAGCCCGCACCGCTGTCTCGAACAACACGGCTGTGACGCAGGCCCTCAAGAGCGGCGGCCTGCACCAGACCGTCCAGGCCATCGCCGACACCACGAAGAACCCCGCCTACCGCGTACTGGCCAAGGCGATGCTGCTGGGCGGCTTCGCCAACGGCGCGCGGATCGAAGTCTGGGATATGGGCGACGACCCGCTCACCATGACGGGCGTCACCGACACCGGCACCGGCCACGTCAAGGTGTTCCACACCACCAAGGGCGGCACCGGGCTGAGCGAGGAGACCATCCTGCACGAGGCGCTGCACTCGTGGGTGGCCGCCCGCTACAAGGACATGAACGGCTATCGGGTCGGACCGACGGCCACGCCGACCGACCAGTTCATCAAGACTTTCGACGAACTGCACCAGCAGTTCAGGAAGATGATGCACGCCAAGTTCCCGGACATGATCGACCGGAACAGCGACAAGGTCGCGTGGTGGGCGCACTTCGCCGCCGGGGATGTGGACGAGTTCTTCGTCCGCGCCTTCACCCAGCCGGAACTGCAGGACTTCCTGCGCACGCACAACATGGCGGGCGACAGGATCGGCGCGGCCAACCCCACGTCGATCTGGGCCAAGCTGGTGCAGATGATCCGCAACCTGTTCGGGCTCAAGCCGCCGACCTCGATCCTCGACAAGGCCATGGACGCCGGGTGGGCGGTGATCAAGTCGGGCACCCTGGATGCGCCGCGGGCGCTCAGCGCGATCGAGGATCAGGACTGGCACAACTACGCCCGCGACGAGGGCGGGCGGCAGATGTTCAGGCGAGACCAGCCGGAGGCCGCCCAGGTCAGGGAGGGAACGGAGCCCGGCAAGACCAAGGCGATGATGGTCGGCCAGAACGCGGCGACCAAGGACTTGGACGCGCTCGACAAGGCCGTCGAGTTTCTCACGAAGGCCGGAGCGACGCCCGAGAACTACGAGGCCGCGCGTCGCCAGTTCGGCTGGCACTTCGACACCCGCGACCGGATGTGGAAGTTCGAGATCGACGACAGCGGGATGCGCTTCAAGACCCCGTTCGGCAGCTGGCCGATGTCAGGTGCGAAACTGGGCGACCTCGTCAAGCATCCGGCGCTCATCGCCGCCTACCCCGATCTCGCCAACGTCAACGTCAAGGTGGTCCCCGGCACCCGCGACGCCAGCTACCTGCAGTCCACCAACACCATCACGATCGGGGCGAAGATCGACAGCCCGATGAAGGCGCTGGTTCACGAACTGCAACACGTCGTGCAGACGGTGGAGGGCTTTGCGCGCGGCGGCTCGCCCATGTCCCGCGACATGACCAACCCCAAGAACCTCGACAAAATCCAGGCGTACTACGAGCGCATCCGCGGCGAGGTTAAGCAGTACGAGAGCTTCGCCCCTGAGCACGCCAAGCAGCTGATGCTGAAGATCGACAACAAGCTGGGCGATATCAAGGAACTGCGCCATCCCGACAGCGACGAATACAAGGCCGCCAAGGAGCTCAAGGATGCCGAGTACGGGGTGCGCTACACTGAGATCGCACTTGAGAAGTTGAAGCAGAAGCCGCAGGGCGAACTGCCCGCAGACACGGCGTCGCGGCAGGCGCTCATCGCCCACGCCGAGGACGTGCTGCAGCAGGAGAACGCCCGGGTCGAGAAAGCCGTCAAGGACCTGAACGCCATGGGGTCCTACCTCTCCATCCGCGACACGATGTACGACATGATGGCGGGCGAGGTGGAGGCGCGCACGGCTGAGGACCGGCTGCACATGACGGCCGACCAGCGCCGCGCCACGTCGCTGGAAAGCCACTCCGTCTATCGGCCGGAGGAACAGGCCGTCACCTACGTCTCAGGGGGTCAGGCGCTGCGCCTCAAGTACAGCCGCATGTCGGCCGACGAGACCAACGACCGGGTAACCGGCAACCCGCCGCCGATCCCGCCGACCGGCCCGCTCAGCACGTCGCCGGACCCCGCTGGCCTGCCGCCGCGGATGACCACGCCGGAGGCGATCAAGGTCCGCAGCGCCGTCCACCAAGCGGCGTCGTCCCTGAACCTGACGGCCAAGAACCTGTTGAAGAAGGGCTTCCTCTACCTCGCCGAGACCGAGGATATCGTGAACCTCGGCAAGAAGTTCATGCCCTCGCTGGTGGCCCTCAACGAGGCGCACTCGCGCGGCCTCGCCCTGGGCCGCGATATGCGTAAGCAGCTGGTCAATTTCGACGACCGCATCCGCCAGCTGCCCGCCGCGCTGCAGGGCACTAAGCCCGGGTCGATCTCCGACTTCCTGGCCGACAGCACGACCAGCGGGAAGTGGGGGTTCACGCCCGACTGGACGGTGCCCTCCGAGGTCGACCCGGCCCTGGTGAAGCGGTTCAAGGAGATCGAGCGTCAGTCGCCCGAGGCCGCGCAGATCATCAAGGAGATGTTCAAGTTCAACCACGACGCCCGCATCGCGCTCGGCGAGGCGACGTTGGGGACGATCGACGAGGAGTACGATCCGCAGATCAAGGAGGCCGAGGACGCCGGGGACACCAAGAAGCAGACCGACTTGGCGAACCAGAAGGCCGACGCGATCACCTACTTCTCGCGGGTCTTCAACACCCAGGACGGCCTGCCCTACATGTCCACCGCCCGGTCCGGCTCGTGGGCGGTCATGGGCCGCAGCCAAGCCTACCGGGACGCCGTCACGGCAGGCGACAACAAGGCCGTCGACAAGATGCGCGACGACCCAGACCACCTGTTCGTCAACTTCTACAACACGGCCGCCGAGGCGGACGTCGCGCACGGCCACATGCTGACCAAGTTCGGCAAGGAGGGGTCGTACCTTTTCGAGCGTGGCAGGGGCGACAACCAGGGCATCAGCGCCAAGGAAATGCTGATGACGCTCAAGCGGTTCGAGAGCGCCATGGACGACGCCGACCTGAGCCCGCGGCAGGGTGCGCGCATGAAGCAGATGGCGCGGGACTTCTACCTGCACAGCCTGTCCGAGAACAGCGCCCGCAAGGCTGAGCTTCACAGGGAGAACGTCCCGTTCCGCGACCCGGTCACCCGCGAGGTGATCGACATGGTCGACACGTTCCTGACGCGCGGCACGGCCAACGCCGACTACATCGCCTCGCTGGCCAACCACGGCGAGGTCCAGAAGGCGCTGCACGGCATGCGCAAGGAGGTTTCGGCGGTCGCCGCGCCGGACGCCACCAATGCCCACCGCATCTTCAACGAGGTGATGGATCGCTACGAGGCCAACCTCGGCGCGAAGCCGAACCGGGTGATCGACCACGTCGTCAAAGGCACCTCGCTGTGGATGCTGACGACGTCGCCGTTCTACCACATCCAGAACGGCACCCAGGCGGTGCTGATCAGCCAGCCCGCCCTGGCCAAGCACGTCGGCTACGTCAAGGCGATGGGCCACTTCAAGGCGGCCTACGCGATGTGGATGAACATGGTGAAGGGCAAGGGCTTCACCAACCGGATCGACTACGAGAACGCCCCGACCCCCGAACTGCGCGTCATGCTGGCCAAGCTCGCCAAGCGCGGCCGCCTCGACAGCGGCCTGACCATCGAGGATCGCCCCTGGTACGTGAACGGCGATGGCCTGCTGCCCAAGTCGTGGAACAAGTTCGACCACTTCATGCGCGTGCTGCCGCAGCGGATCGAGACCATGAACCGCGTGGTCACCGCGGTCGCCGCCTACAATGCCATGATCGAGAAGGGCAAGTCGGTGGCCGAGGCGACCGACTTCGCCTCCGAGCTCGTCCGCACCACGCATGGCGACTACTCCGGCTGGAACTCCTCGCGGGTGTTCCAGTCGTTCGGCGGGTGGGGCCGGGTCGCGGGCCAGTTCCGCAAGTTCACGATGATCATGGCGGCCAACGTCTTCCGCGACTTCAAGACCGCGTACTCCGGCGCGACGCTTGAGGAGAAGATGGTCGGGGTGAAGGGGATCGCCTTCCTCAGCGCCCACATGATGGCGGTCGGTGGCGTCCTCGGCCTGCCCGGCGCGTCGTTCTTCGGACCGATGATCGCGGCGATGATGAACATGCTGACCGGCGACGACAAGGACGACTGGTCCGACTGGCAGGAGAGCCTGCGCAAGGCGCTGGGCGCGGGTGACGAGAAGCATCCCAACGTCCTGGCCGATATCCTGTTCAAGGGTGCGCCCTACAGCCTGGGAGCCGACACCTCCAACCGCATCGGGCTGGGCACCATGCTGGCGCTGGCTCCGTTCAGCGGGGCTGACGAGGCCGGGTTCGACCGGGCCAAGTGGTACTCGGTGGTCGGTCAGGTGATGCTGGGTCCGGCCGGGAACATCGCCGCCAAGGCGCTGGGCGGGTTCGACTATGGCGTCAACCACGACGACTGGTCGCGCCTCGGCGAGAGCCTGACGCCCGGGTTCATCGGCTCGACCTTCAAGGCGGCGCGGTTGAAGACGCATGGGCTGGTCAACAAGGCCGGGTTGGAACTGATCAAGCCGGAGGATATCAGCTGGTCCGAGGCGGCGCTGGTCGCGGCTGGCGTGAACCCCTCGCAGCTAGCCAACCAGTCGGACCGGGGCTCGGCGCTCTACGACGCCACGCAGTTCTACGAGGGCAAGACAGCCAAGCTAAAGACCGACTACGTCAAGGCGTTCAAGGCGCACGACGCGTCCCAACTGCAGGACATTCGTGAGGAGTGGCAGAAGCTGCAGGCAGGACGGCGGAAGGACGGGTTCAAGACCCAGCCGATGAGCACGCTGATCAAGGCCCCGCATCAGCTGGCCAAGCGGCAGGCCCACGTCGCGGGCGGTGTCGAGTACACCAAGTCCAATCGGAAGTTCGTCCTCGACATGCTGCATGCCCAGGACGACGCCGAGGATGCGGCCGAGGCCGAGGCGGCCGCCGCGCCCTAGGGCTTGGCCTGCGCCTTCACCGCGGCCAGCTGCTGCACGACCTGCCCGCTGATCCCGGTCATGACCGCCGGGTAGAACTTCCAGCACGGCACCGTCAGCGTGCCGGTGTTGAACTGGACGGTCCCCTTACCGAAGCTGTAACGCGTCGCAGAGTTGGGGTCGCACCAGCCCAGGGCCACGGCGGTGTCGAACAGCGCCCCGGCCGAGATACCCTTGCTGGTCGCCCAGGCGCGCACCGCGGCGCGGCTGATATACAGCTGCGGCAGGTCGGTCGGCAGCAGCGGATTGATCGAGCGGCCGACCAGCTTGGTGCGCGGCGGCTTGTCGACGTGGGCGTTGACCCCGGTACGCCGGTCGCCCTCGCCGGTGGTGACGAGGATACCCTCCATCAGGTCGTTGATCATGTAGCCGATCTGGTCTTCCAGCGTGGCCACCATCTCGGTCTTCTGCTTGCGGTTCCCGGCCAGCTGGGCGGTCATCCACGCCTGGATACCGGCCACGTCGAAGGCCAGCAGGCCCTGCGAGCGGCAGATGCCGAGGGCCACGAGGACCGCGGCGAACAGCGCCGACCAGTGCCGCTCGACCTGGGTCATGTCCATCTTCCTGACGAGCCCATCCTGCATGCGCCGCAGCATGGTCTCGACGGCGGGCCGGTGGTCGGTGATGTACTGCGCGAACACCTTGCCCGCGTGGCCGTAGTGCTCGGAGAACTGCGGGAACAGGGCGTTGGCCTCGACCACGCTGAGGTGCGGGTCGGCCTTGAGGTCGAACTCGAACAGGCGGCTGATCTCGGCCTCGGCGTTGCCCCGGTGCTGCGACAGTTTCTCTGACAGCAGGGTGTTGCCGCTGGCCAGCAGGATGGTCGACCAGTTGGAGTTGTTCGAGCGCGTCTCGCCGCTGGCCGACATGCGCTCCTTGGCGCGGCCGGACGACACCGAGAAGACCAGTTCGGAGACCTCGGCGTTGTCGACGTTGGTCAGTTCGTCATAGACGATCGGCAGGGAGTTGTAGCCGCCGAGGATGCCCCACAGGGCGTTGTTCGTGGCCTTGCCCTGCGCCAGCATCATGTCGTCCCACTTCCCCCAGGCGCTGAGGCCGACCTTCTGCACCGTGGTCTTGCCGACGCCGGACCCCTCCGAGTAGGCGTACACGGTCAGGCCCTTCACCTGCTGCATCAGGCTCAGCAGCGGGGCGGCGAAGGCGCAGGCGATCTGGAACTGGAATGCCTCCTGGCCCGGCGCGTTGTAGGCGCGGTCGACCAGGGCCACCCAGGTCTCGAGTGACCCGCTGCAGGTGATGGTGTCGGCGCGCTTGCCCGCCTCGCCCACCAGCACGGCGCGGTTCGGCGCGGCGTTGGGGTTCAGCACCTCGTCGCCCAGGACGAACTTGTCCCCGGCCCAGCCGAAGCTGCGGTAGGCCAGGACCTGATCGGCGGTGTCCTTGAGGTGGCTGATCCAGCCCTTGAGGTAGCCTTCGACGGCGCGCTCCCGGCCGGGACGGGGGGTGATCTCCTGGCTCGCCAGTTCTCCGAACACTTCGCGGCCTCCTTTGCCGATCAGGCTGTTGGGTGTGGTGAAGGTCTTCGGCCCCTCGCGGGTGTCGTGTTCCCACTCGATGTGGGCCGCACCGTCCGCCCACAGGCGGGTGATGGCCATGAAGAAGGTGTCGCTGATGACGTTGGTCTCGGCGACCTTCTCGCCGTCCTTCTCCTTGAAGGTGGTGTGGGTCAGCTTGCGCCCGCTGGCGTCGACCTGCACGCCGTAGCCGTAGGGCAGGTTCAGCTGCCCCGTCTTGACGAACCCGGCGGCCTTGGACTTCGGCTCCACGGCCACCGTCTCGATGCGCGGCCGCCCCAGCACGATCGGGCTCTTGATCTTGCCGAAGTGCGGGCACGCCCGGCACACCTCTGGCCATTGCTCGCCCAGCTTGTCGCAGGTGGTCGGGCCGTGCGGGGCCAGCTGGGTCAGCTTCGCGTCCACCTCGGCGGCGGTGTAGCGCGGGTCGCCCTTCGACCACTCATGGCAGATACCGGGGGCCTCGGCGGTGTGGGCCAGGACACCGAGCGCGTTGTACCACGTCGGCTGGTCAAGCTTGCCACGCGTGTCGCGCATCATGCCGATCACGCCGCACTGGTCGGCGATCAGCAGGGCAGACGACGGGTCGAAGCCGACGCCTGCCGTCAGGTCGCTGGCCGCCCCGCCGATCCCGGCAGGCGCAGGCCCCAGCTTGTCGAAGGGATCGGGTCCGGCCGCGGCCGCCCACGGCAGCAGCGCCTGGACGATCAGGGCCAAGTCGACCTGGGCGGCCGGACGCACCACGCGGACCAGCTTCGGCGTGCGCTTGCGGTTGTGCGTGCCAGGAGGCCGCAGGACGCTCGCTTCGTCCGCCGTGCGGGATGGGTCAAAGAGAACGCCCTTGGCCGCCAGGGCGCGCTTGAGGGCCTGCGCAATGGTCTTCCAGACGCGCGGCTCAATGTCGGCGGTGGTCGGCCAGTAGGCGTGGACGCCCCAGCCCGAGTTGACCAGCAGCGGCAGCGGCAGTCCGATCTCGGTGCAGAAGGCCAGGATCGCCGCGGCCGCCTCGCGCTGGGTGGCGTACTTGGGGGGCTTGCCGGGCTTGCTGACGCCTACGTCAAGGTCGGCCCAGAATGAACGCACCCAGGCCACGTTCGTCTGCGCGCGGTGGTTCCGCCCGGTGGCCGGGTCGTGCGGCCCCGGCAGGTAGGTGGCGCAGGCGAAGAAGACGTTGACCTGACGGGCGGTGTCGAGCCCCTTGGAGACGCGTTCCAGCCACGCGTTATCCGGTCCCCAGGTGTGGTTGAATTTCTTGTCGGCCCGGGGCACCGCGATGCAGCGCAGCCCGGCGGACGGAAGGATGGTGTCAAAGAACAATCGGTCGTCCACGTAGCCCCCCACGGCTGTACGGTTACTGGCTGGTCACTTTGTCGATCGCCTGCCGGATGTAGTGAGCGCGTTCGCGGCGCATGGTGCTCAGCGGCACCGGCAGCAGACCACTCTTGGTCGCCCTGGCGACAGCGTCAACGAGGTCCTGAACCTTGTCCCGGTGAAACCGGTGCGGCTGGATGTAGCCGTTGAGCCAATAGGAGCATGTCACCCGGCTGACACCTACCAGGGGTGCTAGGTCGGACGGTTTCAGGCCAGCCTTCTTGACGGGGGTGAAGTCGATCAAATCCATGTGTGCGGGTCTCCTAGACGACGGTGAAACGGGGTCGGGGGGGTTTGGGGCGCGCCACAAACACCCGGCGCGGCAGTGAGCC